CTCCACGACGATAACACGAAACACGTTACCAAAATAACAACCGAATACATCAAGCCAACCGACCCAGCTACCCGAGCTTTCTGCAAAGTTTTAATCTCCAAGCGATAATCTGAAATAGTTTTTTCAGGAGATAGCTTTGGCACGACCCAGCAAGCCGCGCCGGTGGAAACTGAAAAGTCTTAACGAGAGAGTCGCCGAACTGGTTATTCCGTTTGCGGGAAGCCAGGACACTTTCCGTTTTATGGCGCTTACTGATTTGCATTGGGACTGCGCGCATTGCGACCGCGTTCTACTCAAGCGGCATTTGGACAAAGCGCTGGAGGAAGATGCGCCGGTTGTAATTGTCGGCGATATGTACGACTTAATGCAAGGTAAATGGGACCCTCGGAGCGACCAGAACACGCTTAGACCAGAACACAGAGGCAACTGCTATCTTGATTTGGTTGTTAATACTTCCCTTGAGTGGTTTGCACCATACGCCAAGATTCTTGCGGTCATCACTCCTGGCAATCATGAAGCGAGCATAACCAAGCGGCACCAGATTGATGTTCTTGATAGGTTTTGTTTTGGTATGCGGCAGATGGGGAGCGAAGTGATTTACGCAAAAGATTGGTCTTACTTGCTCCAGCGCAACAAGCGCGCCAGCTCTAACGATTCACAGAGTACCAAGATATTTCTTCACCATGGTTGGGGCGGCGGTGGTCCGATCACTCGAGGACTGATTGACCATTCAAGAACGCGCGATCAATGGGACGGAGACATATTTATTAGCGGGCATATTCACAGAAGAAATATCGACGAAAACACAATCGTACGTTGTTCCGGCAACGGTCTTATCCAAGTGAGAGATCAATTGTTTGTGCGCTGCGGTTCGTACAAGCACGAGACAAATGACAGTTGGCACGTTAGCCAGGGACGCGGAGCGAGACCGCTGGGCGGTTGGTGGATAACGACCCGATGCGAAAAGGGTCACATGGACACCAGATTTGTTTCCTACGCGGAGGTCATATGAGAAGCCACGACCCGCGCAATCCGATCAAGATTCGAGCGCACCAGTCGCCGAGAGCGCCGCGAGTGAGTCCGAGCAAGCGCGGTTATGGTCACGCGTGGCAGAAGTTGCGAGCGATGGTTCTTGCGCGCTCGCCGCTTTGCGTCCGATGCCAGGAACCTGGAACGGATGTTGATCACATCGTTGCCAAAAGTCTGGGCGGCACAGACGAATTAAGCAACCTGCAAACGCTTTGCCATAAATGCCACTCTCGCAAGACATTTTTCGAAGATAGGGTCGGGGGTGGCTTTTGTCGAGATCGCTCAATGGAACGGAATCTAGGGGCTTCCGGAGGCACGTCAAAATGGCAGGTAGGGGGGTCAAAATACCATAGGTAGGGTGGCCGTACCTCCCGTGGGCCACGCGCGCGGATTTTCACAGAAAAACGACTAGGAAAGCGTGGTAATTTGGGTAGTTTGGCAATTAGATACATAAGAAGTATTAAATAGAGGTAATTAATCTTGGGAATGAGACCGACACCAACTCGAATCTTGGAAGCGCGCGGATCATGGCGCGCAAAGATTCGACCTGATGAACCGCAACCGGCGTTGGCGAAACCGGAGCCGCCAAAGTTTTTAAAACCAGCAGATAAAAAATATTTTCGTGAAATGGTGGACCAGCTTTACGCGTGTGGAATCATGACGGTTGCCGACTCCGGAAGTTTCACGCGTTACATAACCAGCTTTGGCCGATGGCTTGCCGCAGAGCGCGAGCTTGCCGAGGGAGCGCCAACGCATCATGAAATCAAAGACGAAGCTGGCAACATCAAGAATGTTGTCATGAGTAAAGCTTACTCAACCGTCTGCAAAGAACATTTGACCTTATTAAAGTTAGAGCAAGAGTTCGGATTAACTCCAGCTTCGAGACCGCGTCTTCAATCCACGAAAGCACAGCAAGACCCAATAAAAGAAATCTTTGGAGAGCTGGCTTGAGCAAGACCAGGACGAAAACAGCAGAGAAAGCGCCGGTGGAAGATCATAAGATCATCCACTTTTTCTCGCATTACCTAAAGCACACCAAGGGCGAATGGGCTGGCAGCTCCTTCGAGTTGCAGTCCTGGCAAAAGAGTTACCTCAACCAACTCTTTGGAACGCTTCGACCTGATGGCTTGCGGCAGTACCGAACCGCGTATCTTGAGGTTCCGCGCAAGAACGGCAAATCAACTCTCGCCGCTGGAATGGCGCTTTACCTGTTGATGCTTGACGGCGAAGCCGGAGCAGAAATTTACAGCGCTGCGGCGGACAAAGAACAAGCGTCAATCGTGTTCAATCAAGCGGTGCAGATGATTGAAAGCCATCCGAATCTAAGCAAGCATTTGAAGATATATAAAAACAAAACGATTGTGTACGAGCGCAATTCAAGCGTGTACCGCGCAATCAGTTCCGAAGCGTACAGTAAACACGGATTCTCTGCGCATGGAATTTTATTTGATGAAGTTCACGCTCAACCAAACCGGGAACTCTGGGACGTACTGACAACCTCCACCGGCGCTCGTCGGCAACCCCTGACGTTTGCCATTACAACCGCTGGTTGGGATAGACAATCTTTATGTTGGGAGCTGCACGAATACTCTCGCCAGGTTGAAGAAGGTATCGTCAAAGACAAGACATTCCTCGGAAAGATTTTCACTTCAGACAAAGATTGGAAGACGGAAGCGGCTTGGAAGGAAGCTAACCCAAACTACGGTATCAGCGTCAAGAAAGATTATTTCGAGCGCGCCGTTGTGGAAGCGGAAGCAAACCCATGCAAGGAAAACGTTTTCCGCAATCTTCACCTCAACCAATGGACGCAACAGGAAACGCGCTGGCTCGGTCTGGAGCGCTGGGACGCTTGCGATAGGGAGTTCCCCGACCTTTCTGGGCGGCGTTGTTTTGCCGGTCTTGATCTTTCATCGACGCTGGACCTTACCGCGTTCGTGTTGTTGTTTCCACCAGAAGAGAAAGACGAACCTTATTGGGTGCTACCGTTTTTCTTCGCTCCGGAAGACGCGGCACGAGAGCGCGAGCGTACCAACCGCCAGCGGCTTGATATCTGGGTTAGGGAAGAATTGGTAATTACTTCTCCTGGGCGCGTTCTTGATTACCAAGTTGTCATGGACAAGATTGAGGAACTCGCCGAGCGTTACGACATCGCCGAGATAGCGGTTGACCGCTGGAACATTAACCAAGCGGTAAAGCGTTTGGAATCCATCGGCGAGGAACACGGTCGCAAAGATTGGCTTGTTGGATTTGGCCAGAACTTTGCCGCGATGAGCGCTCCGATCAAGGAACTTGAAGCTATGGTCATTGGTGGAAAGCGCATCGCTCACGACGGCAACGCGGTTCTCCGGTGGATGTTTGGAAACGTCCAAGTTGTCCGCGACGACGCTGGAAACGTCAAATTTACAAAAAGTAAAAGCACAGAAAAGATTGACGGCATGGTTGCCCTCACGATGGCATTGGGTCGGGCGATGGTCGCTCCGACCGCGGAAACGTGCGTATATGACACGAGAGGAGTTGAGTTCATATGATCGACAGAATAAAAAGTTTCTTCTCTCGCGCATTAAGCATTAGCGGCGGCAGTCTGCGCGACCCGCGCTTAAATGATTTATTCGGTTCCGGTAGCGTCTCCGATGCTGGCGTGAGTGTAACGCCGTGGTCGGCGCTCAATTATTCCGCTGTCTACGCCGCGGTTCGTATCATCAGCGAAGCGGTTTCCTCCCTTCCGCTTCATCTTTACGAACGACTCCCGAACGGAGGAAAGCAGCGTAGCAGCGGAACCCCTTTGTACGCTCTGGTTCACGACGCGCCAAACGACGAAATGGGGTCGCTCCAATGGCGCGAAGCGGCCATGGCGCATTTGCTTCTTTGGGGAAATAGTTATTCGGAGATTGTGCGCGACCTCGAGGGGAATGCGGTGGAGCTTTGGCCGCTCGACCCCAGCACCGTTAAGCCGACGCGCACCAAGTGCGGCGAGCTTGTGTACGAGGTCGGCGGCTCGCTGATACTCAATAAAGAAAGCGTTCTTCACGTCCCTGGCTTATCGTTTGACGGCGTGGTTGGTATGTCGCCGATCAGCGCGGCGCGCCAGTCTATCGGCTTAGCGCTGGCAATTGAACAGTTTGGAAGCGGCTTCTTTGGGCGTGGCGCTCGACCTGGCGGCGTGTTGACATTCCCAGGACAGTTGAGCAACGAAGCGCGCGCCAACCTGCGCAGAAGTTTTGAAGACCTTCACGGCGGAGCAGGGAACTCGCATCGCGTTGCGTTACTGGAGCAGGGGCTGAAATGGGAATCCATCGGCGTTCCACCGGATGATTCGCAGTTCCTGCAAAGCCGCGAATTCCAAGTGATTGAGATTTGCCGCTGGTTCAATCTTCCTCCGCATAAGCTCAAAGAACTGGCGAAGATGAACTATAATTCCCATGAGCAAATGAACGTGGAATTCCTCACGAACACTCTCAGACCTTGGCTCGTTCTCTGCGAACAGCAGTTGAACCGCAAGTTAATTCGCAAGCAAGACCGCG